TTCACTACTCCTGACACAGATGTGTTTGCCCCAGACGGTGAACTAATAGATATAGGTGTAGTTGATCATTGGAATAACGAAGCTGAAGGTTTAAAGAGTGATCAAGATGCTTTAAATGAGTTTTACAGACAATTTCCGAGAACTGAAGAGCACGCGTTTAGAGATGAAACAAAAAACTCTATATTTAATCTTGTTAAAATATATGAGCAAATAGATTACAACGAGGAAATGTCTAGAACATTAGGTATTACAACTGGTAATTTTCAATGGGTTAATGGTATAAAAGATTCTCAAGTAATATTTTATCCAGATACAAATGGTAGATTTAAACTTAGCTGGGTACCACCTCAACAGCTACAAAATAGAGTAGTTTTAAAAAATGGTGTTAAATATCCTGGCAATGAACACATGGGAGCGTTTGGTTGCGACTCTTATGATATATCAGGGACTGTAGATGGAGAAGGTTCTAAAGGAGCATTACACGGCTTAACCAGGTTTAGTATGGAGGACGCTCCTGCAAATA